ACATACGGCGGCGGTTCAGCAAAAGAGGACATTCAAGAAAACCTTTCGACCCTCCGCCAGCGTTGCCGCGATCTTTACATGGGGGTTCCCCTTGCAACGGGCGCGTTGAAAACGTGTAGAACAAACGTCGTCGGTTCCGGCCTGAAACTGAAAAGTCAAGTTGATTATGAGGTTTTGGGAATGACAGAGGAAGCCGCGCGGGAACTTGAAAGCAAGATCGAACGGGAATTTGCTTTGTGGGCTGATTCCCCGGCGTGCGATTTGGAGCGGCTGGACAATTTCTATGAATTACAACAGCTTGCTTTCCTGAATTGGCTTATGAGCGGCGACGTTATAGCGACGCTTCCCATTACAACGCGGGTAAATATGCCCTATGACCTTAGAATCTGCCTGATTGAAGCGGACAGGTTAAGCAATCCAAACGGGACACTTGACCCGCACATTGTCGGCGGCGTTGAAACAAACGACGCGGGGGAAGTCGTCGCATACCATATCAGCAAACACCATCCCTTGTCATACGATATGACCGAAAGGGGCTGGACGCGGGTTGAAGCATGGGGCGAAAAGACGGGGCGGCGGAACGTGATTCACATAATGAACCGGGAACGGATAGGACAGCGACGCGGCGTGCCGTTCCTTGCCCCGGTCATTGAAGCGTTAAAACAGTTAGGCCGCTATACAGAGGCGGAACTTGTCGCCGCCGTGGTTTCTGGCCTGTTTGCTATCTTCATCGAAAAGGAATCAGCGTCCAGCGACGGCGGTTTCGGCGAAGTCGTTTCGTCGGAAGATCAGGTGGACGCGGGGGACGAAAATTCGATTGAACTTGCCCCCGGCCTGATTATGGACTTGAACGAGGGCGAAAAGGCCCACGACGTAAACCCCGGCAGACCGAACACAGCCTTTGACGGGTTCGTGGTTGCCATTTGCCGACAGATCGGCGCGGCCCTTGAAATCCCTTACGAACTGCTGGTAAAGAATTTCAACGCGTCGTATAGCGCGTCGCGGGGTGCGCTTTTGGAAGCATGGAAAATGTTCAAAATGTATCGGACATGGCTTGCGAATGACTTTTGCCAGCCGATTTATGAAGAATGGTTCGCGGAAGCCGTCGCAAAGGGAAGAATCCCCGCGCCCGGCTTTTTTAGTGACCCGATCAGGCGAAAGGCTTTCACAGGTGCGGAATGGAACGGCCCCGCGCAGGGGCTTTTGAATCCTGTTCAGGAAGTCACAGCGGCAGAAAAGCGGGTGCAAAACGGCTTTTCTACCCGTGGACGTGAAGCAATGGAAATGAACGGGTCCGATTATGACCGCAACATTGCACAGTTAAAGCGCGAAGAAAGAGCATTAAGGGAGGTAAAACAAGATGGCGCAGGAACAGAAAAACCCGAAATCCCCGGCACAGGGCAAGGGGGGCAATAAGCGATTTTGGGATTTCCGGGCCGCGGCGGATGAAAACGCCGCCCCGGAATTGATTTTATA